AATTGCAATGAAATTTTTGTAATTCTATAGGTGAGTTACGCAAAAAAGCTCTTACGTCTTTATAGTCAGTTGTCATAGATTTATGTCCTAACATCCATATCCTTCCAACTTTAGGAGAGCAAGGCACGACTCCATACATACCCATAATATTGCCTTTTCTTCCCACCATAGTCATGCAAGGTTTACTTGCAAAAAAACAATAGAACAATGCTTCTTGTGGTGAAGAGCCAGAATAAGCTAAAACTTCTTCTTTGTCTTCTTGTCGCATATTTGCAGCGACATTTGTTACGTCAGACAATATTGACTTTCGCCAATGAAATTTGCCTATAGTCGTCTTGCTCTGGTGTGTAGCCATCCTTCCCACTCTGATGATTGAATACGACAGGGTAGTGGACTATCGCTTAAAATTTCGACCTTGGTGTCATTGTTGTGTGCCATTACTGGTACTTTAAATTTACCAGTTAAAAATGGTGCTTGACCTAACGCTGGAGGGTTTTGACCAACAATAAATCCATTATACGGATAAGTAAAAGCATTTCTACCCCTTGGAGTAACTCTTATTTTAAAAGCAGACGTATCATCAAAAACAAATGTCCAAGTTCTTATTTGTAGTCTTGGCCCTGCAACTACGGCCACACCACCACCAGTTGGCTGTTCTTTTAAATATGGCGTACTAAACTCGTAGGTCATGTCATATCTTTCTCCTATAAAGAATTTTGCGTTTGATAAATCACCTAATACAGTCATAGTTCCATTACCAGTAAATCCAGATTGCGTAGCTCCAGATAAAGTTTCTGCACTTGGAACTGTTACTTGACCATGTTGTATCGTATTGCCAGCAACATCCCTACCAACAACAACTTGTATTCCAGCTGTGGCAGTTGGATAAGGTAAAGAAATAATTGACTGAACACCAGCACCACCTTGGTTAATTACGTTGATATGGCACTTAGTTTCATCTATTTTTCTATCTAATAATATTTCTAAATTACTACCTTCATCTACTGATTCTGGTCGCAAAGAGCATTTTTCTAAGTAAACACCATCTGCATATTGTATTACAAAAAATACATCGCTATCTATAATTGATGCACCAAGTACTTCTTTGTCTCCTTTTACTTCCCAATACGACCAAGATGATTGCAGCTTCTGGTCTTCTTCATAAAAGAATTTATAGAAATAAATACGTTTAGGCTGGTCTTTACTGATAGCTATAACTGTTTCTTCTGATGCTGAACTAACCATACTGACTATATTTCTTGGAATATACCTTGGAACAGCTGACGATACTTCTTCTGATACTGGAACTGATGCTGTTACATCTGGAAGATAAAAGTCACGCAAACCGCTAAACTCTCCTTTAGGTATAGAGAAATAAACAGTTCGACCAACTGATATAGGGTCAACTGTTGGCTCGGTTTCATATGTCGTAATAGCTGTTATTGTTGCAGTCTTAGGAGTTAACGCACCACCAATAGTTGAAGCACCAGCGTCTAGTCTAAACTGACCATGCCGACTAAATAGCAATAGTGTATTTGCAAAGGCCAAGCTGGAAGTTAAAAAATGTATTTCTGTTCCACCAGTAACAAGATCAATAGGGTCACTATCTACAATCGTTTGTACTGTTTCTGGAAAAAATCTATCGTAACTATCAGCAGCACTCATTAAAACATTTTCGTCTGCTAGTAATACAAGTCTATTTCTAAAAGTATTTATATTATTAATTGTAGTTCCGACAAAGGTAGGAGTAGGAGCAGTTAATAAATCTCCAGCTATTCTTGGCGACCAATCAAATTGTTTAAACTCGAAAGTACTTGTAGCTGCATCCCGAACTAAAACGTAAGGCATAGTAGCTTTATTAAATTTAAAAGGTTCTAGTGGGCCAACTGTTTCTCTCCAGATGCCAAAACCAAATGCTGTATTGTTGCTAGTTTCAAATTTAACGTAGTAATCATCTAGTCCTGTTGTTTTAGTACCTTGCACTTTAACGATAAAATCTTTTTCGCATAATGTTGGCAAATCACTAATTGTATCTATAGCTCCTCGAATAGCTTTTGTATAAGTACCAGATTTAGAGTCAGTACTTTCTATAGTAAATTCTGTATCGTCATTTTTTTCTATTCTTATAATGTACTGGTCAACAGTAAAAGTCCAACCACTAGGTAATTGACTTATTAACTGATTAGTTAAATCAGATGCAATAGTATTTGAGTTAGGTACTGTACCTCCAGCTGAAGCAGTTTGGTGAGTTGCCGTAGCCAAAGTTGTAGTACCAGCTGCATCTTTTATCTTTACCTCATATCTTGTGTCATAGTCAGCAGCTTTTATAAAAATAATTCCTTTGCGTGATACATCTGGAGACAATTCATTGAACCTACAAGTTCCGCTAGTATCTAAACTTGAAGCTCCAACTAACGTGAAGTTGTCATCATCTACTTTAGTTACGTCATAAGTTCCATCTGGAGTAGTACCAGTTTCAAAATCTATTTGTATTTTTACGCCTGTTTCTAGTCCATGTGCATTTGAGTTAACAGTTATTATAGTTCCAGCTGCTGGCGGTGTTGCCCCATCGTTTTGCGTATAAGTTCCAGCGTGATCCATTGTTACTACTTTTTCTCTGTTAACGATGAACGTGTAGTCGGCAACTGAGGCAATTCTGAATCTATCTGAAGGGTTAGCAGTATTAGAAATATCTAAATAATCAGTTCCGTTAGGGCAGTTTACTGTCTGAACAGAACCATCTAAATTAAATACATCTATAGCTCCATCCCTAATCATTATTAAATACTGAATAGTTCCATCCCGATCAACAATATCTACAAATGGTCTACCTGTTCCAGCTGCACCAGAAAGTAATTTAGATATGTGATTAAAAGGTGGGCGTTTAGTTAAACCTTCAACTGGTGATGACAAACAATTTATAACTGATTCGGCCTGAGAGGCCAATCGCAAAGCCGAGGGTTGCTGACTAACCCCATTAATCATATTGGGAATAGTACTACTTATTAATCCCATTAGCTTCTAGGTAATACAGATATAGGATTAAAGCCTTTTACTGGATAATTTCTCTTAGCGTTACCTCTTAACATACTATGTTCACTTAAGGTTGTTTCTTCTTCCATGAACTGAGCTCTAGTTTCTTGCTCTAATATTATATTTATCTCTGTCAAATCTTTACTACCAATCATAGACTCTTGTAATTCCCTACCAGTTTTAGTCATTATGTAAACTCTTGCATGTTCTGGTAGATCATCCCAATCAAGAATAATAGTTAAATCTGCTTTTATATTTTCTGTGAAGACATAAGTATTATTCTTTCTATCATATAATTTTTGACCACGTTGAACTACGTCATAGTCAGGATAATCGTAAGGGTCAACTACCACTCTGCTTATATTATCACCAACAGATATATGGTTCGTTGTAGAATCTCGAACTAAACTTACTTGATAATCAGTATTAAATGACCATCCTTCTGTTTGTACTTTACGGCTAACACTATTAATAGTTGTCTCAGCTAAGTTACCTAAACCAAACAAGCCTTGCAGAGAGTTAAGAGGTGCTTCCCCCATCATCTGTAAGGCTTTGTTTACTGCTTCAAGTTTTGTGGTTCTAGCGAGTACCATTTACTTTCCTTTTTTTGGTGGTCTTCCTTTTTTAGTTCCGTAAGTTCCTTTGCCAGAGGGGGCCATAATAGTAGGGGGGTAAGTTTCCCCCCTATATTAGCTACTTATGAGTTGCTTGCATATACCTCAATAGCACAGTCTGGTCTTAAAACACCAGTACCATGAGCCATTGAACCAACCATAAATGTACCTTGCCATAATGCAGAAACATCATTTCCTGTTTGCTGCATCTTCAAGTCCATTAACTTAACAGTACCGACTGCATCTGGAGTAAATGCAAGACCGATATTGTCTCTATAGTCAGCATGATATGTGTTGTTCTCACCAGTTACCGCAGTTCTATTAGCTTTAGGTAAGTGATTAGATTTGATGATATTAATACCAGCAACCTTAAGAACTGTTCCTTCTGCATATGCTCCAGAACCGCCCCAATCTCTGTTAAGAACATCAGTTGTCTGAGCTAACTTGTAGTAATTTGCTGGGTCAAGAGCAAAATATCTGTTGTCTTCTGGAATGTTGTTAACATCGAATGTTTCAGCAACAGTCCAAAGAGCAGTAACTAAGTCAGCACCAGTAACGGCAGATACGGCAGCAGCCGTGTTTGCAGTACCAGACTTAAGAATCTTAACTCTTGTACCACCAGCCAAATCTGTGTTGAAGTTAGTGGCCGTTCTTGCAGCTTGGGCAATTACAGCAGCTACGTTCTGGTCAAAGCGATATGCTAAAGCATTTCCCATTTCGGTTGTATATCTTGACCTCACATCGTAGTGATTCTTAGCCTCTTCTATGTCGGCCAAAAATACCTGACTTACGAGCTTGTCATCAATATTTATGGTAGCTTCAGCATGCTTAATCGCTGAACCAGTAAGTTGTGTACCCACTTGGTGATAGCTGGTACTAGCGAGTCCAATAATTGGAAATTGGGCTGATTTTCCAGACTGAATAGTCCGAACTGTATGTAATGACTCAAAGATTGTAGACTTACGGAAAGCTGATAGTACTTCCCCACTCCAGACCTTGAGAAAAAGATCGTCATAGCCAGTACCTGTATTGTTAACAAGTCCGAGCCTTGACGGAGTAAAGTTAGCCATCTAAGGATGAAATAAAATTTGCGTAACCGCCTCTTATCTCAGTTAGACTAATACCTCGCAAGGATGCTATCTCGAAAGAATAAGTGTAAGGTTATAACAATACTATCAAAAAATGAACGAATATCTACCGCAACTGCCAGAAATAAACGTATTAATACCACCTAAAACAAATTTTTATCCACCTGTGGCCGAAATTCCTTATCTAGACCCTGTACTCCTTCCATCTTTGGAACAGGTAGAGTCGGGTTTGGGAGATCAGGGAGACTCTGCAACTTCTGAAGACGATAAAGCATCGTCAACGGAGGGAGTGCAACAATTAAAACCAGAGATAATACAGAACACCCTGCCAACCACCACAGAAATTTTACCAAGTGAAGACGCTATAGCTACGTTTAATATACCATTTTTTGGTGAAATGCCTATCCCTGCTCCAGAGGTGATTGCATCGAGCGTAATAGCATCAGGTGTAAGTGCCACGGCTGCCGTTACAGGTTCAATAATTTTGCAAAGCGTTATAAATCAATTAAAGAAAGTAATGACAAAAATATTTAAGAAAGTTCTTAAAAAAGAAGTCACAAATGTAAAGGAAAAGATGGATAATAATAAAGGTAGCTAGAGTTCACATACCTGTACTATGTGGTGTCTAAACTAGCTACTTAAATTTTTCGGGATTAGCTTTTACATAACTTCGTATATTGATGACATCTGCACATATGTATGCGTATTTAGAAGCAGGGTTAATCATGTATCCTGATGCGTGAAGCTGCTGACATTTCAGAATACGAACTAAATGTTTATCGTGTAATTGCTTGTCTAATTCTTCTTCAGCTAATTTTAGTTTTACTTTTGATAGTTCGTTACAAGTTTTATTATCTCCAAGTGGTATCATAAAGCTCATTTGTACACCCCAACCTTCATTTATGGAATATGTCTCTTCGCCTTGAGCATCATTTCCTGTATAAAAAGGAGTGATTGCCATAGTAGGTTGACTGCAAACTAAAGAACCAAATTGTTGTTTACCTGTCATTCCATTATTAATATTCATATTTTGATTAATTATTGACGAGTTCCCTATAGCATTTGGTTGAGCCTGTACGTTAGTATCGCCTTCGGCTCTTACTTTACTGGCTAAAGACAGACAAAGAAGTAATAACGCTAGTGGTGTTAATCGTGTCATTCTGAGTGATCTTTTCAATCATTAAACCTGATG